TAAATAAAATAAAATAAAATAAAATAAAATAAACAAATCTAAATAATTATATAAAATGAAATGATTTCATATAATTTGAAACGCTTTTTATAGGGATTGAACCTATGACCTTTCGGTTAACAGCCGAATGCTCTACCGACTGAGCTAAAAAAGCAAACATACTTACCTTCCTTCCTTTAATACTCACTTACAGTATTAAATACTTACTCCCCCAATATATAATAATATAATTTCTTTAAGTTGTTTTAAATTAAATATCTAATTTCACAATATTTAAAGTTGGCACAATTTTATTAAATTTCAATAAACATCCGGATTGTGAAGACTCGTCCATAGTACCATAATCCGTTATTTTCTTTTGTTTCCGGTTTGGTGCTCTATGTTCGAACCCAGTTTTTCTTTCTTTTTCCACTGTCGTCCATAACGCCTGTAGATCTTTCACGCAGTTTTGAAACCATAGTTGGTTTCGGCAAACCAATACACAACTAACAATTTCTAATTTCCAATAAATAAATTTCATAAATGTGTATCCATATTTTGCTGATTGATATAATGTTAGACAATCATCTTCCCATTTCGCTATATTATCTGGATGTGAATAATATAATGATTTGTAAGCATAAAATGGTTTACCTTCTTTTGTATGGAAATACATAATTTCTCCTTTCATTTTTTCATCCTTGGAAATACATACATTTGTAAATACATTACCGTCTTCATCTTCATGGTCTAACTCATTTGAATCTTGAACGAACTCATTATAATCAGCATATTCAGTAAATTTGGTTTCTAAAAAATCACATTCGTTTAGTTTACAGACCTCCATTTGGAGTTGCATTTGGATCCAATATTCTTTCTTTGGAATACCGTCGATCTCACGATTTACTATGTTTTTAATTTCTAACATTCTACCATAACGGTCCGATTTAATATCGACATTAATGCCGTCTGGTGACGCACCTAGAAACTTATATGTATCGTGTTGTATACAACCAAATTCTTCTACAGTTGTTTCATACATATACTCGTAATATTTAACGGACAACGGTTCATATTTTTGTCCCCAATGAAGTGTTGTATTCGTATTTACCATAACTACTTCTCTTGTTTCTTTTTCTTCGTCAGATGATTGATCGCCATCAATGTATAATTTTTGGTTTAATGGTTGGCATTTTTCATATATTAATTGATTTTGCGTCGTTTGATTTTCAAACGCTTTATATGCGTTGGACGCAGTAATTAAATCATGCCGAAACTCATACCATTCTTTGGTCCTTTGTTCTGGTTGCAAAATATTTCTTAAAACATTAATTTGTTTAGTAGCATAATTAATGTCTGGTTTTTTTAAAATAATTGTATCTGAATATGAACGCGGAGGCAATGTATCCTTGAATAAGTCAGTTTTTGCCCTTTCAACGATTTCTTCTAATTCTTCTTCAGCATCTTCATTATAAAATATATCAGAATCAAATTGAGATTCTAATAATTCTTTAATATTTTCATCAAATAATTCTTCAAAATCTGGTTCCGACATAGCTGATATATTTTCGCCAATAAATTCTTCCATTATATGGAGACATGTTTGATATAATTCTAAGGCTTCATCGTCATTAAAGAATGACTTGGTTTCTGGTATTATTTTGTCTGTTATATCGATTAATTCATTCATATTTATAGTTTTTAAAATTATGTTTATATTATTTTTATAATTTTGTTTATTCGTAATTGAATAAAATAATAAGAACAGTTATTTTATTCAATTTTTTATTCTTTATTTTTTATTCTTTATTTTTTATTCTTTATTTTTTATTCTTTATTCTTTTTCATTTTCATTTTCAGAATCAGAATCAACAATATGTTTTACTGTTCCTTGTTTTTTCTTAGGGGCTAATCCTCTTACTGTAGATACACGTTTATCCACATTTTTTAAAGTAAAATGGTTTGTAGATTTATTGTAGTGTAACGCACTAATACTTGTAATTTCACCTGTTTCTTTATTATAAGTAACATCCTTAACTCGCTGTAATTTTTTCCTATCTAAACAATCTTTAAAAAAATCTATCATACTTTGACACTCATTTGGTGTAAAATTATTGTCGATTGAATAGTTTTTTGCGAATAAAATTAATTTCTTTATTTTGGCGGTTTTATCTAATTTTCCCCAAGGTTCATTTAAATTGTTATTTTTTTCGTTCTCTAGAAATTTATCTAAATTTTCCAAATCATTCGATGAAGATTTTTGTTCTGTCCATGAAACACTATTAATTAATGTGGTTTTGTATTTTGTTTCTGTATTGTTCATTTATATTATATTATGTAAAATTAAGTTTAACTCAGTTTTTTATATAATATAATAAAAACATGTATATTGTAAATAATTTCTATATTGGTTTGTATTATATTATATTTATATCTTACAAATATAAATGAATTATAACGAAACAAACGGAACTAACGAAACAAACGGAACTAACGAAACAAACGGAACTAACGAAACAAACGGAACTAACGAAACGAATGGAACTAAAAAAATTATTATTAATGAACCTACTGAAAAAAATAATAAAAAAAATAAACAAATAACTTATGAAAAAGAGAAAAAAATGCGTGTAGAAACAAAATCTTGGGGATTAAATGATGACGAATTATCGCACATTACCCAAATAAACACCATAAAAAATATATTAGATAATTCTTCGGAAAAAAATAAGTATAAATCATTCATAATCACACATATAAAACAAAAACTTAACGGTTACAAACATCAAGACATTTTAAAGAAAAAATTGGATGAAAGCAAATTCATTCAGTTTGATGATGTTATTAAGCTTTTAAATAATTGTGAAATGAAATGCCATTATTGCTCCCAAGAAATTCATATATTATATGAGATTGTTAGAGAAATGAAACAATGGTCGTTAGATAGAATCAACAACGATATTGGTCACAACGTAGGAAACCTGGTTGTTGCTTGTTTAGATTGTAATTTACACAGAAGAAGAACTAACAAAGATGCTTTTATGTTTACCAAGAATTTAATTATTACGCGCGAAGGAATATAAGTTTATATACTCATTATTTAAAAAAATATAATAGTAATAATGAATTATTGGAAATGGAGCAATGGCGAACCATATAATAAAAGTATTCGACAACAACCGACTTCGAAAGACAATTCTTGTAAAGACGCAATCCAAACATCTTTAGACGATGATATTTTTTTTACAATGAATCCAAACTCAATGAAAAATGAAATGATGAGAGAAGATTCAATGAGAGAAGAATTAGATAGTAAATTGGCCGATAGAGAACTGATTTCGCAACGAGGGGTTAATCCATTTTCACAAACAAGTTATGTAAATGATATTACAGCACGAGATATGTTTTTAAAACCTGTCAATACAACACAGGGCAGAAGTAAACAAACGGAAACAAATATGGAATAAAAAAGCAAACTCCCTCCCTGGGAATCGAACCCAGGTCTTCCACGTGACAGGCGGAAATACTCACCACTATACTAAGAGGGATTATTTATTTGGTGGTTATTATACATGGTTTATGTATATAAACTCTATTTTATAGAAGCAAACAAATATTGAATATTTTATGTATGTATATATAAATACATAAATGACAACTGTAATAACAAATGACAATATAAAGGATTTAGTAAATACTTATTTAACAAATAAAAATAATCTACCTGAGAATTTACGAAGTATCGAAATCGGTCAATGGAATGTAAGTGGAGTAACAGTTATGAATGGTTTGTTTCAAGGACGTACTAATTTTAATGAATCATTAAATGACTGGAATGTCAGTAATGTAATTATGATGGCATCTATGTTTGAATATTGTGAAAATTTTGATCAAGATTTAAATGATTGGAATGTTAGTAATGTCACGGATATGAACTTTATGTTTTACAATGCTATAAAATTTAATAAACCATTGAATAATTGGAATGTTAGTAATGTAACTGATATGAGCTTTATGTTTGGAGCTTGTGAAAGTTTTGATCAACCATTAAATGCTTGGACCATTAATCCTCAAGCAAATACATTAAACATGTTCGAGGATTGTATAATAAGTGAAAATAATAAACCAGAAATTCAACGACCAAGACAGGTTGACGCAAACCAAATACAGGTTGACGCACACCAAATTCATATAGAAGCAACAAAAATTAAATACAACAAATTAAATAAATTTTTGTATGAAAAAGCGATTAATCTAGACAATTTAAATTATCCTAATTACATTAAAGAGACAATAAACACATTCATTAATGAAAGTGATGAGACAGAACAAAAAAAAGCAGAACAACGAAATGGTCTTCAAGTAATTATGAATCAAAGATTAAATAATTTTAATTACAATAATTTAAATTACAATAATGTAAATTCTGATATAAGAAATTCTATTTTTTATTGTTTGAATTATGTGAAATCACAATCTCCTATATTTAAAAAAACATATGTCGATACTTTTATTAAGGATTGCCTTCAGGCACACGAAGGAGATGATGGACTGAGTTGTGTAAAGGGAGTAGTAGAAAGATGCGTATTTTCTTTAATTCCTGCTTGCGTTGCGTCTCAAGACAATAATGATTGTAGCACAATTATTCCTTTGATTACAGGTCTTGAAGAATATATATTAGATTGGTATAAATTACATTCACCTGGTTATTCAACCGGTTCCAATAGTTCAAGCGAAGAACCTTTTCCAACTGATGAAGATGGTAGAAAAGAAAATTTGAGACAATATTTATTAAAAAAAATTCCAGGTCAAGAAGAAATGATAAATGAATCAATACTAAAATGGGCAGATGAAATGGGTTACGATGATGATGCCTTCAGATTTACGAATAAGGGAGGTAGAAGAAGAACTAAGAAACGAAGACAAAGAAGAACTACCAAAAGAAAGACCAATAAAAGAAGAAAAACTAT